AGTAGACCCGGTCCTGGGGTTGCCGTTGGTGCTATAGCTACTTCGTATTATACGAAGTACATGGCATCTCGGCTTTCCACTACATCTAGGTATCTATACGAGGAGTATAGACGCTACACTGAATGGATCCCCACTTTTGATGAGGCGGAGGCTGTCCGCCGTCAAATGTGTGGAGAGGTTCGTGTAGTGGCCGGCAGTCGGATTCGCTTTGTCCCAAAAACGAGCGCTACTAGTCGCATGATATGCATCGAACCTTCGCTGAATATGTTTTATCAGCTTGGTCTCGGTGATATACTTACGGATAGGCTAGCATCTCACTTTAATGTGAGGCTAGATTCCCAGCCGTTTGTAAATCAGGCACTAGCAAGGAGAGGTAGTCTCGATGGTACATTATGTACTATCGACCTTTCCTCAGCATCCGATTCAATCTCCTACAATCTTGTTAAGGCCCTTTTTCCTAAGTGGTTCTTTGAACTACTTTGTGAATTAAGGTCTCCTTACACAGATGTGGAAGGTATCGGGTACGTTCCTTTGCAGATGATATCTACTATGGGTAATGGTTTTACATTCCCGTTGCAGACTATCATTTTTTCAGCGCTTTTGCGTGCCGTCTCAAAATTCCATAATGGGACGGTCGGTTCTAGTGGTATCTGGTCGTGTTTTGGAGATGATCTGATTTGTGATAGCTATTGCTATCCCACAGTCATACGTCTCCTTAACCTTCTAGGTTTCACCCCGAACCCCGCAAAGTCCTTCTCTGAAGGACCGTTCCGAGAGTCTTGTGGAGCTGATTGGTTTTTAGGCCAACCAGTACGTCCAGTTTTCGTTAAGAAGCTGGACTTACCATTTGACTACTTGGTCGCCATTAACCAGTTAAATGAGTGGACTGCGTATACCGGTATCCCTTTATGGAATACCATTAAGTTACTTAGGAGTTGTCTAAGACATAAGTTTCTTACCTATGTCCCTTTAGATTCTCCTAATGACTCTGGTCTACGCGTCCCCTTATCCTTCATCCGTCCAAAGTACAACAGGAACCTCTCTTTTGTCTACAAGACTTGGGAGAGGAGACCTTCTTGTATTAGGATTGGTGAGGGGGAGATCCGTCTCCCGACTGGCCGCAGATGCCCATACAACCCTGCTGGATTGTATGCAAGCTTTCTGTTTGGCGAATTGGTTGACTATAGTATCATGGTCAGGCATGACCTAAAGTACTATAGGACAAGGCGGCGTGTAACCCCTTGCTGGGATTACATTCCGAC